GGCTGCCGAGGCGATCAAAGCCGAGCCATCGCCGGCGATCATGGCCACCTTGTAGCCGTTGCCGCTCAAAGTAGGCAGCAGGTCAAAACCCGAGGTCACTGACTCCCACTCGTTGCGCTGTTGCGCAGAAGAGCCGGGGGAGTTTGGCGTTGGGTAGGTGGTGTGGTTGTAGTAACTGTTGCTCATCGGAGTCCTCGACGCATGGTGTAGTGAACAATGACGTTGTTCACGGTGAAGGGTTCAAACAGGTCTGAGTTTGAAGAGATGCGAATGGCCATGTTTTCGGCGGTTCCTGTGACTTCAATTTCGGACGGAGAAATGTCAGATCCATCCCACACAAAGTTATCCCAGATCATCTCATCCCAGTAGCTAGAACGCAAGTCATTTGAGTAGCTGGCATCGGCTGATTGAGTGATAGCTGTGGTGCGGTAACCCAAGTCGTAGCCGAACTGGATTTCTGCGTACGCACTGCCTGTCAGCTCAACGCTGGCCTTGCGGTAGCGTTTCAAAATGCGAGGCGACTTTGTCGAGTTGTAGACCAAGTTGATGTTGGCTGGAATTGGTTCGCCGTCAAAGCTGGTGCCCATGTCCATCTGATACACAAAGCCGTTGTCGGACCCAAAGAATTGAACCGTTCCGCCTGTGTTGCTCTCGCCGTCAATGCAGCAAGAGATGTTGTGCGCAAACTGCACAGGCATGCTGCCAAGCATTTGGCTGTTGGTGATGGTCAGGTACAGGGCCGTGCCGTCAGAGAAAAAGATCCGGTATTGACCTTTGTCGCGGTTGACCGAGCTGCCAATTGCCAGATCGCGGTGAGCCTGAATGAACGGACGGATGTTCATGGTCAGCGAAGCTGGCACGAAGTTACCGAAGTTCAGAGATGTGCTCATGCTGATGACACCCCGGTCATCAAGCACGTAGGATTGATCCAAGTTCTGCGCGGTGTATGGGTACGCGCCAGTGCCTGTGTTGAACGCAGACAGCTGGAAATTTGCCGAGCTTGTGCCGTACAACACCGATGTGTCTTGGCGGGTGTAGACGCCCAAGGCGCCGCTGCTCTGGTTACCCGGCAACACCAACAGGTTGGTGATGGGGCCGTTCATGGCGATCTCGCCAGCGCCAAGCAAGGGGTCCCAAATGTAGGGATCGCCCAAGGAACTGAATTGCAACGAAGCGCCAAAGCTCAAGAACAGGTGTTGCTTGTGAAAGGCAATGTGGTTTGGCGTGTCGGTCGCCATGCCCGTACGAATCGGGATCAAGACCTCGCCATCAAACGAAAACGCGTGGCTGACGCCGTCGCACCCGTACATTTTGTAACTGGCCGTGCCGCCGCCAAAGTTGGCAACGACGGTTTCAAAACGGCCACTAGGCGCAAAGGTTGTGGCTGAGTAGGCGCCGCGATACTCCGCGTGCTTTGTGCCGCCAACGTAGATCCATTCGTTGGTAATAGGCGTTCCGGTCATGTTTGTGAACACCATGTATCCCGCAGCATCACCAGCTGACCAAGAACCAGAGGTCACAACGACGGCCTTGATCAAAGCAGTTGCCCCGCTGCTGTGGCCTGTGATGGTCTCGCCAACAAAAATCTCATGGGTTCCAACTGCAAAGTCAAACGTTTGCAACAAGGCAATCTGCGTCCAGCCTGAACTGGTCGACTTGTACATGTTGGCCGCTGTGCCGCCAGAGTTGTTGCGCCAAGCGTAGCAAACCCCGTTGTAGTAGCTGACGCCCAAGATGCTGCCCGAGCCGGGCACAGCAGAGATGCTGGCACGGTAGTCGTCCGCAGCAAGATTCTTGTAGGTCACATCCGTGAGGCCATCAGCCGAGATGCCTTGCACCAAGGTGATGGTGGCTACGAACGACGTGCCGTCGTTGAGCACATCGCCCGCTTCAAAGATGCCGACCTCGCGGGTGATCACGATGTTGTTGCCGTCGACAGCAATTACTTTGCCCGTAGCGGCAGAGACAGATCCTGTCACTGTCACGCCTACGGTGACAGTCGCGCTCAACGTGCAAACCAAGATGCTGTAGATCGCGTCGGATGGGCTTGCATGACCATCGAAACGTTCGTAGCCTGCAATGCGTGAGTAGCCGCCAGTGATCGAACACTCGAAGTTGGTGGCGCGTCGCGCAATGCCCGGCTTCAACGACAGCGTTGGAGTCACCTGATCCAAGCCGCCACCAAGGCGGATCAGATCGTATTGGACTTTGGGCGTGGTCAATGGCATCTAGTGGCCTTATGCGAGAGGAGGACCGCTGATAAGGGTGGGGAGCTGATCGATGTCCACTAGGTTCATCAATCGCTTAAATTCGGTTTCGCCACGCTGATAGACCTCGGGGGCTGATTCGTAGCCGCCGTAGAACATCATCGCGCGGTAGACGATCATCATGTGGTAGCGGTTGGGGAAGACGTCTGGAGGCGTGTCCGTGGCCGCTGTGAATTCAACTGGGGCGTAGTAGTACTCGCCCGTGACAACATAGGATCGATCGGGAATCGAACCGAACCCGAGCTTTTTGTCGGGATCGATCGACACCACAACTGGACGTGCATACGTCGTCCGCATGTTCCCGTACATGTACAGGTTGCGGAACGTCGTGTAGTCCATGTAGTTCGTCAGCTGCTCGTCCTTGTAGTCCTGCCCAACAGACGACACCCGGAAGCTGTCACGCTTCCAGTTTGCAAAGTCTGTGAGACCGGCTTCAACGGCAGTGTAGAACTGTTGTTGCGTAGTGAGAGTGAACTCGACTGGCTGTCGCATCCATTGCCAGTCGTTCTTAGCCGTCTGCACGTCCACCCATGCGCTGTTGATCCATTGGGAGAGTCGGTACGACTCGCCTGTTAGGCCGGTCACGCTGGTGAGAGGGGTAGCCGCGCCAGAGACGCCGCACTCCACACGCAGTCGGTTGATAAGTTGGAGGTAGTTCACTCAGTCACTCCGTGATTAAGCTGGCTCAGCCAATACGTTTTGGAGCCATGCACGGCCGCGAGGATTCGGGTCGTTCATCAGCTCAAAGGGATAGGCCAAACCGTGACGCGCGACCATGTCGATTTGGTCAGGCGCTGCTGGGTTGCGAGTTACTTGGCTGTATTTCGTTTCCTTCATACGGGCCAAGATCTCTACGTACTTGCGACGAACCTTTGTGGGTACGCCGCGAATGATTGGTTGGTTGGTGCCATTGCAGTTGACGATTACATGAGGAGCTTGGTTCTCGTCAGTGGTGGCGTGAACCATCACTTCGACCATCTCGTTCATGAAACCTTCATCGGCTGCCAGTTGGCTGAAGTCGCGAGACTCAGCAACGGTTTCGATGATTGGTGCGTCATCAACAATTTCCATACCGGCGACTACTTCTTTTTTTGCCATCTTCTATTCTCCGTCAGGTTTAAAAAACTGTTTTGCCAAAAAGCAGGCTGCCCGAAGGCAACCTGCAAAACCCTCTTTTTGAGAGAGGATGGCAACTTTACTGTGCGCTACCGGGCATGTCCATGCAGTCGCTGTAGGCATCAGTGATGCCAGAAGCGCCGAGGTCAGTCGTGCCGGGGGTGAACGTAGTGGATGAGTCAGTAGTCACTTTGATCAAACCGACCAAAGTTGTACCGGCTGTAGTTTGTGAAGGCACTGGGCATGGATCGCCAGCAGCAACGATAGGACCTTGAGTGGTCGTAACGGTGCCAGAAGCGTCGATCCACACTGCGAACAAGCAAGCCTGAGATGCAGCCAAGGCTGTACCTGTAGAGAATGTCAAGTTGTCAGTAGCGCCCTTAGACTTGAAAACGCCGTTGCTGGTGTAAGCCAAGGTGTTCACGGTCTTGAAGGTAGCGGAGTTGGTGCCTTCGGCCAAGCCGGCAGCGGTCAGCGACAGGTAGCCGCTGTTGGATTGTTCGATGTTGTATGACATGATTTAGTCCTTTAGGAAAAATTAGGCTGATGCCTGAGTGAATGTGATACCGGCAGCAACGGCGCAAAAGCCCTTGGCAAACCAGCTTGTACCGTCGCTAACCACGGTGACCATATCGCCTGCAACGGCTTGGCCGTCAACAAAAGTGATGGTGTCGTCGGCTGTGCCAGTGTCACCAGCGACGCCGGCAGCGTTGACTGCTTGGCCTTTGATGATGTTGGCGCTACCGTTGGTGACAACGGTGTAGCTCGCGCTTGATGGTGCGGCAGTCACGATGAACGTGAATTTCAAACCGGCGGCAGGAGCTGGCAGGGTCGTAACAAATTCAGTAGCAGAGTTCAAAAAGATGACTTTGCCGCTGTCCGCTGCTGTCAGCGCCGAAGCGGCTGTAGCGTTGGTTGTTGCAACAGGACCCAAGACGGGAGCCGTGATCGACGTGGCGCTCACATTACCCAAGCGGTCTTCGTTGAGAAGTTTCCAGTAGTTTGATTGCATGGTAGTGTCCTTTAAGTTAAGACGCTGGGGCTTGCGCCCCAGCTAGTCCATTAGAGGGCGGTCACACCAGCTTCGATACGGGCCATGAAGGCGTCGTTCAAACGCACTGTCGCGAACCATGTAGAAGCACCCACGTAGCCGAATTGGCCCAATGGGTTAGCGTGGTTGGTTGTAGATGCTTTCAACACCACAGGCTTGATGGCAGACATGCCCTTGAGAGCAACTTGGCCCCAAGCGTCTTCACCGATGATGATGAAGGGGTACACGTCAACGTTAGAGCCGCCAACAGACAACATGCCGTTCAATGTGCTGGAACCAGCAGCAGCGAAGGACTTCAACAGGGGTGAGCTGATGAAGCGGAAGTCTTCGCATGCACCGATTTCGCGGTCATGGATTGGCTTGAATGAACCGTACTCTTCCACGCGGGTGAAGCCGGGCAAGTTACGCACGTCGCTGACAGCGTCAGTGTGGACGAACACAACGTATGCAGGTTGCACAGCGCGTGTACCGAAGTTGACGCCGGGAGCCAAACGGCTAGTCACGCGACGTGAACGGTTTGACTCGAGGGTACGAGCTGCTTTACGGATGCTGTTCAAGCTGATAGCCGTGTTGATTGCAGAGCGGCTAGAACCGTTTGCGTAGATCACGGTAGAGCCGGCCTTCAACACGCCGTAACGAACCATTTCCATCACTTCAGCCAAGGTCTCGCCAGTCAGCTTGACCATCTCGCCGGGGATGTCATCTTCGTACAGTTGCTCAACTTTAGAGCTGTACTTGAACAGCACGCCGTATTGTTGCAATTGCACAGACACGTCTTGGAAAGAGATGGTGTTTGCGTTAGGAGTCACGCCTTCAGCCAACACGAAGTTGGAAGCGGTGATGTCTGGTGTACCAACGTAGCGGGTAGAACCCTCGATTGATGTACCGACAGTAGACGCGCCGAATGGCAAAGTACGACGGAACACCAAAGTGTCTGTCGAGTTTTGTGGCATCTCGCGTTGAGTACCGAAGTCGCCCAAGACGGTGATGGGTTGGGCGTGTTCAAGCATACCTTGGGCAGCGCGGATTAAGTTACGCGATGCTACGGTGCCGTAATTTTGAATAGACATGGTCTAGTTTCCTTTTCTTTCAGATTGAGTTAATAGCCTCGATCCGCAAGCTGACGCTCACGTTTCTTGGCTTCATAGTTCCACAGTTCCGCTGGTGACATGTCGCCAATGGTCTTAGGCGGCGGTGTCGAACCAGTGCGAGTTGTCGCGGCGGCAGCGAGACGTGCTCCGCGCTCTTGCTTGATGTCACCGGCTGAACGCGTTTGGGCTGCTGAAAATAAATCCAGCATCTTGATCGCGTCTTTGCCTTTAGGGCTGTCTGCTAAGGCTTGCGTTTCGGCGGACTGCACAACAAACCACTGCGCGAACTCGGTCGAATTGATCGTGTCCTGCCAGTTGTCGTACTTACCTTCGATACGAGCCTCTTCCAGAAGGCGTCCCATCTCAGCCTTGGTCGTGGCAACTTGTTGCTGCACGAATTGAGCCACCGCTTCGGGGCTAATTCCTTGCTGCTGTTGGCCGCCAATCTTGGCTGCGACGTACTCTTCCATCGCTCCTGCCCATTCGGGGAAATCCTGCTTGAGCTGCTCCCACTTCTCGGGGTTCTTGGCTGCGCTGGCGATAGCCGTCTGCGTAGGCGCATCTTGCGGGCTGACTTGCGCCACCGCTTGACGTGCCTGCTGGGCTTCTCGTTGCATCGCTGCCACGCGACCCTCAGTCGTCTTGACATGGTGCAGCAGTTGAGCGTTTGCTTGCGCTAATTCATCGATCTGGGCCAGCTTGGCTCGGACCGCTGGGG